ATGAAAGAGAACTTTGATAAATGCCTAGAGATGCTTTTGCATCACGAGGGCGGCTTTGTTGATCACCCAAAGGATCCCGGCGGCATGACAAACCTGGGCGTGACCCGGAAAGTGTACGAGAAGTGGATGGGCCGCAAAGTCACTGAGCAGGAGATGCGCGACCTGACACCAGACGACGTCGCTCCGATCTACAAAAAGAATTACTGGGATAAGGTGCGCGGCGACGACCTACCGTCAGGCGTTGATTGGGTTGCGTTCGACTGGGGCGTCAATTCAGGCACCGGGCGCCCAGCCAAGGCCATACAGCGATGCATCGGGGCAACCCAAGACGGCGCCATAGGACCGAAGACGTTGGCGCTCGTAGCTGAGAAAGATCCCGAGCATATCATCAAGTATGTGACTACGACGCGGCAGCGCTTCTATGAACGATTAAAAACCTTTGAAACCTTTGGTCGGGGTTGGACCCGCAGAAACTCAGAAACGCAAGAAATTGCGCTTGAGATGGCTGCGAAGGCAAAGTAAAAACTCAGAGCGGGCCACGGTGACGTAATAACATTTGTATATACGTCCGCCAGAGCTATAACCCGACGCGTAGCGTGGCCCGCACGATCACTTTGTATTTCTCGGCAACTTATGGTCCCGGATGTACGTCCTGATGGCTGGCTCAGTCAGCTCCAGGCAATACGCAATCGTGCTCACATTCATGCCGATCAGCATCATGCGGTTCACGATTTTTGCATTCTTTGGCATGCGTAACGGCACCGGGTGTCTCCTTCTCGTTGGCGATTTTGGTCGCGCCTTGTCTACGGCTTTCTGTTCCACCTTCTTTTTCAACTCTTGAAATTTCTTCTGATCGCGTTGCAGCTCGTGCATCGCGTCGAGTTCTTTCATGGTGGGCGGTCGACCTATCGTTTTAGTAAACGCGTCAACCAGTTTAACCATCGGCGGGCACCCAGTAGGCGACGTTGCGGTAAAACCGCTCCTCCAGGTAGCCCTTATCGCAGAGCGATTTTACTAAGCCATACGCCGACGTCCGGCTGGCCCGCGGCTTACAGATTTGGCGGTCACCGACACGCCCCGTGCACATGTCGCGCAGGGATGGGCTTTCGTGCGGTTTCTCTTTGTAGAATTCCACGATGTAGTCGTAGATCTCTTTTTGAGATTTGCTCATGGGGTATTTCAATGAACCACCCCCTTGCTGTACTCGACGTGCAGGCCGTTCTCTGTGAGGTCGAAGACGTGATCCCCGGTGTTGATCTGCGCGATCTCCAACAGGTTCATGCCCTCGCTGAGCGCTTGAGCTGCGGCGTGTTTAAACGCCTCCCACTTGCGGACCTCCGCCATGCAGATCGCCAGGTTCTCCGCTAGGTCAACCAGGTTCTCCTCATAATCCTCGCGGAGGGTTTCGTTTTCTGCGTTCTCGATGAATTTTACGTCGCGGATGATCATGAGTAGACCCCCGCAAAAAATAGCCCGACAAAGAGCAACCCAAAGAGACTGAGAGCGCCCACGACGTCACCCAGTATCTCCAGGATGTTCTGATTAGACTGTTCAGGTTGTTCTGTTTGTTCTGAATTACAGATCGTACTGCTCGATCTAGGATAATTCACATTATACGATAATTTTTCTTCCATTTGTGCTGGCCTCCTTTTTTCTCTACTCAACACGCGTTTTACGTTTTTTGCAAATTCTAGTTACCTTTTTCTCGGCACCAGAGGTTCTTCTTGTAGGTCTTCCCTCGCTTGCACGGCGTCGAAGCCGTTTGTGTCGACTAGCCCGTAGTCGCCGTACTCTAGTTTCTCCGCGCCGCGTTCCCGCGGATCCCTCGGTGAAATTCTTTGCGCAGTGTTGTTCATTTCCATGATCATGTTCTGCGCGCATAGAGTTTTATCTGCGCCCCTCAGTGAGTTAGACCCGTGGATGGCGTCCAGCCTGTCCGCGAATTCACGCAGGATGTTCGCCACCTTACTTATGTGATCCGGGTGCCACATAGGAAAATCGACGCGACGCTTAAACTTCAACGAACCGTTTTTCATCAGGAACAGCGTTGGGTTTATCTTGCGTCTGCGTTGTCTCATCTTGTTCGCCTCCTGTTCACATCTTGTTCTAATATGTCTCATTGTGGGACCGTGTCAATTTATTTGTTCCGCCGCAGCACAATGTTGCGCACCGTCGACGCGTACCACTCCATGTTGGTGGGCCTCTCGTGTCGCGCCCGCGCGGCTGGCGTCAGTACCCCCAGTGCGTTGAGGTGTCGCGCCGTGGCGGCGTAGCCCATGCCCTGCTCCTGGCAGCGCTCGATGATGGGCCAAACCTCGTCGTCGCGCTCCCGGGCAAGCTCAGCCTGCGCCTCGTTCCCCTTTTGGCTCGCCTCGCTCAGCTTGTCGTGGACCCCCAGTCGGGTGATGGTGCGGCCGTTTCTGGCGGTGTAGCTCCCCTCCTCTTCCAGCTTTGCCTTTATACTGTCGATGGCTTGTTTAGATTTCTTGGCGATCCTGTGTCGCTGCGCGTCCGCCGCGGCGCTCAAGACGTGCAGCGATCCCTTGCTGATGATCGGGTCGTCCGCGACCTTCACGTCGATGTCATACATCTCGACCTGGTGTTTCAGGAACGTCAGCGCCTGCCACTTTTTAGGGAACAGATCTGAGATCGAATGCAGCGCGAGTGTGGCGTCGTTGGCGCGGCAGTACCTGACGCAGTCGTTCAGCTCTCTGCGGTCCTCTACATCGCGTCTCTGGCGCCCCTCCGGCTCGGTGTACCACTTGACGCTGGCCCCGGTGTCTCGGAGCAGCGCCTTGATGCGTTTGCGTTGCGTTTTCTGGTGGTCGTCAGACGCCCCCGTTATGAATGCACCCACTTTCATTTATCCTCCTCGGATGTCGTAACCGTCGCGCATTTTTAGCACGCGGCCCAACCACCCATACTGATTGTAAGTCCCTAGTTTTTCCCTGACGGCGTACCTCACACACTGTTGCCAGGTGCCGTAGAACATAGCAGCGCCAGACGTTGTGTCTAGAACCTTCCAGGTTGGCTGCTCAGTCATCGCTTGTCTCCCTTGTCCATTAAGCGCACGACCCGGTGGCCGGATCCCTGGCATAAGTTGCATGTAAAATTTTGCAGGGTGTCTTGCTGGGCGTGGACGTTCCACTCCCAATTCTGAATGTAGCCCCTGCCCCGGCAAACGCGGCAGAAATCGTGCGGGTCACTAAAGGTCGTCATTTGCCACCCTCTCGATTAATTGTTGCACTTGGATCTTGGCGAACACCTCGTCGAGGATTTCGTCCAGCTCCGCGCGGGTCAGGGTTTTCCATTTCAATACGAAGGGTCTGGTCATCTGCTTACACTCTCCACTGCTTGGCGTTTCGTTTTGTAAAACCCACGGCAGTAGTCCATGTCGTCGATTTTCTCGGTGACCATCCACTGCTTTCCGTCCTTGATGAATTCAAGGCTGGCAGGAAACCAGGTGAGCCAGAAACGCTCATCAATTTGCTGTCTGTAGGTGTTGTCCATTTCTTTCCTCCTTAAAATGGCGGCTCTTGGCCGGGTTGTGACGGGGTCCACACAACGCGCACCCCGTGTATCTGGTAGATGTATTCTTCAAGCACAGAGGAATACATTAAAAGTAACCGCGCAGACTATCTGGCAAATTCTCAGGATTATAACCTGACGCGACCATTGCGGCGGCTGGCTGTAACTCGTCGATGTCAAAGCGCTGCCAGGCGACTGAGCCATACTGTGGGTGACCCTCTTGCCAATGCTTTGGATCCAACGCGCCACCCGCAGACAAATGATCCTCGATGCGCTTAACCATACGCTCAACACGCTCACGCGCCTCGTGATGGCCAACCTTATTAGATTGCAAACCCCAATCGTGGTTCCAGGTGTTGCCTAACTTGTCGGCCACGGTGACGTAATAGTTTGTCGCGATGTTATCGCCTGGCTCTTCAGCCCAAGGATTATTGTATTCAAAATCCCACTCTGAAAGAAATACGCTTACGATTTTTGAGCTGTCTAAAGTCATCTGTTTGTCTCCTGTTCGTTTGCTGTTCTGTACCCAATAGATATCACTGTGATATCACTTTACAAGTACCAGATGTAATATTTTTTGTAAGAGCAAATCGAGAGACTAGATTTACATGGAAAATCAACGAGTTGCGTTGTTCATCCGAATTGATGAGGGCGTAAAAAATCAACTTGATAAAGCCGCCAAGGCCGACGGAAGATCGGTGGCGCGCTTTGTTGAGTACATCCTGAAGCAAAATTTCGAGGTAGAAAATGAGCAGGACACCGAGCCAACGCGGGCGGTACGCTAAGCAGCGCGGCAGCAGTTTTGAGTTAGACATCAGCCACCAGTTATTTGACGAGCTGGGGATCCACTTTCGGCGCAACCTAGAACAGGTCCGCACAGCCGGGTTGGGTGACCTACTGCCCGACACAAATGATTTCCCGTTCTCGCTGGAATTAAAGCGGCGGCAGAAGGGCGTCGGCATCCCGAGCGGAGCCTGGCAGCAAGCCGTCACGGCGTCGGACATCAGCCGCGGGATCTACCCGGCGGTCATCTATCGGTACGACCACCGGAAGCCCCGCTGCGTCGTCGGGTTCGGCGCAATCGTCGAGAGCGAGACGGGCGGCAGAAACACAAACCACCACGACAAGGCAGACATCAGCTTCCCGCGCTTTTGCAAGCTGGTGAGAGAAATAATGGCATGGAGAGCAGACAATGAACGAGGAGATCAACAAAACAATGAGCCTAATCAGACGGAGCCTACAGACCCTGAAGGACGACTTGAAGCGACCCCCGGAGCGGTGGACCTGTCGTCAGCGCGTGGAAAATTGCGAGGCACTTCTTGAGATGCTGGAGCGCCAAATCACGGAGGCGGTGCAATGACGGCGTCACCCTACACATTGCCTGAAGGAAACGTGCTGATCAGCTTTAGCGGCGGTCGCACCTCCGGGTACATGTTGCACCAAATCTTGGAGGCCAACGACGGCCTGCCCGACCGAGCAAAAGTGACGTTCGCAAACACTGGCCGCGAGATGCCAGAGACACTGGATTTTGTACAGGAATGCGGCGAGCGCTGGGGCGTTCCTATCACCTGGCTGGAATACACACGGCGAAACAAAAAGGTCGGCTTTGACGTCGTCAATCACAACAGCGCCGCGCGCAACGGAGAGCCATTCAAGGCGGCTTTGGAGCAACCAAAGATTTTACCAAACGTCCACCGTCGATTTTGCACGCAAGAATTGAAGGTCAAAACCATCAAGCGGTTCTTGGTGAAAGAAGGATGGAAAAAATGGACGCAATGCATTGGGATCCGGGCAGATGAAAAGCGCCGAGTAAAAACATCGACGGAGAAACGCTGGGACAATTGGTATCCCCTGAATGACGCCAACGCCACAAAGCAAACCGTGATGGATTTTTGGAATGGCCAGCCGTTTGATTTGAGGCTTTGGGGCGCGAACGGCAGTACCCCGAAAGGCAACTGCGACGGATGCTTTCTGAAATCGGAGGCAACCTTAGCAATGATGTGGCGCGAACACCCTGACCGCATGCAGTGGTGGGCAGACATCGAAAATTGGAAATCACAACAAATCGGAAAAGAGGCGCACTTTCACGCAACCCGTACATTCAAGGATTTAGGTCAATTTGTAGCAAAACAAGCTGACTGGATTTTCGATGACGAGGCGTTTTTGTGCCAGGCAGACGACGGAGAATGCACACAATGAAACCCGGAATATATCACGACATCCCAAACGAGGATTACCACGCGGCGCCAGGGGTTAACGCGTCATTCTTAAAGTCATGGATTAGCAAATCCCCGCTACACGCTGAATACACACGCGGATCCATCGGTCAGACTGTCGCCGACATCGGCACGGCAATACACAGTGAGGCGCTAGAGCCCGAGCTGGGCAACGTCGTCGTCTCTGAGGAACGCTCACGCGCCACCAAGGCGTTTAAGGAGCATTACGAGCTGTGCAAGGCGCAGGGCAAGGTACTCCTGCCCCGCAAGGATTACGACAACGTGAAGAACGCCGTGCTGGGCATGCTGACCGACGACGGCGAAATCGTGGGCGGCCTGATGAACGACCAGCATTGCGGCAAGCTGCTCAAGCAAAAAGACAAGATTTGCGAGGCGTCAATTTTCGTGGAGCACGAGCCGTCAGGGTTAATGCTCAAGTGTCGCCCCGACATCTACTCGCCGGAGCTGAAAGTCATGGGAGACGTGAAGAGCGCCCAGGACGCAAGCCCGCGCGGATTTGGTAAGGCGATTTACAAATTTGCATACCATTTGCAGGCTGCGCATTACTTATTGTGCGCCCGCATTATCGGCTGGGAGGTCAAGCACTGGGGCTTCCTGGCTGTAGAGAAGGAGCCACCCTACCCGGCCCACTTTCACACACTCGACGACGAGGTTCTCGATTACGCCACTGGCGTCGTTGAAACCGCCCTCATGGAGGTCGCCGAGGCGCGTGAACACAAATCCTACAGCACCCGCTGGGGATCCTACACGGTGCATTCATTACCCGAATATCTGGCAGACTAAGGAGA